CGTTGTAACAAGACGGGATGAACAGGTACCGGACAACCGCCTGTGCAATCGATTATAGTGAATTATAGTTGATTATAGTCCTAATGCTAGCTGGCTATCTGAACTCGGATGAAGCTATCTTTGCCCTGTGCGGGCAAAGTCTGACCATTAAATCTGGATGAAACTTAGACCGCTGGAGCGAAAAATCATTGATGAGCGACAGCGAAATCAATAGATCGCGCAGCGATCTTAAAAGAATGGCATACCTGTGTTCTTGGTAGTTTCCATATTTTCTTTTATGATTTGCCTGACTATTTCGTTCTCATAATGACCAAGATACAAGGCATCATCGTAGCTGAGTCCTCCTCGCATCCACCAAACAAATCTAAGCATTTCATCTTTTATGGCTCTTGCCTGGGTGTCATAGTCTTCCAACATCAGGCCGATTTCGTCGTCGTCTAAGGTCAAGAGCCTACTGCGAAAAAATTTGCATAGTCGAACAATATAGTTATTTCGATGGGTTTGGTGCAGCTTTGGCAACTGACTGGCACTGGTTTCACAGCGCCTTGTTTTTGTATCTCGCCCATGGTTTCTTGTATCTTGTCATAGGTGCTGCGATCCACACTGGCATAGAAGTCTTCGATGAATGACTGATCCGTGACTTTTTCGCCGGTTTCTACTATTTCAATATAGTCTGTGCTGGCAGCCATGATGCTTTGATTTATACGATTCACTCGCATGAGCTGCTCAGTTACCATGTGTATGGTTTCTTCGTTTTCTTCAGTGTCAGGCAAGGACTCTAGTGCCTGTTGCAGCTTGCGTATCTCAAAAGTGGTCTTGTTGGCATAGTTCACTTCCCAGTATTTTTGTGGGCGAAACTTGACTTTCATTACATCTAGATCCAGCTGACGATTGTAATCTGGGGATTTGATGCTGCTGAGCATGTGTCGTAGATCCATGGCATAATCATGTTCGGCTCCACAGTGCGGGCACTTGCTGGAAAAATCCATGCTATGACCATAACTGGCTATGCGCATGGCTACCAGCACAGCGTCTACATCACAGCTGGGCATTTTCCATGCGTCTTTGATTGATGGTACACAGCTCTGTATCACTTCAGTAACACCTGTTCCATTCAACAGCGCATCTGGAGTGCGTATCATGATTTCGTCGCGATTGGTCATAGGATACACAGCCAGCTCGTTGTTGTCTGGCATGTCCAGAGAACCTTCTTCCCAGTATTCTCCATTGCTGGGCAATGAAAAGTAAATGGCAGGTGTGCGGAAGAATTTGCTCAGCGGGTTGGCCCGTGCAGCAGCTGGTTTTTGATTTGGTTCTGTGCTCATATTTTGACCCTCATAAATAATGGAATAGTGCGTAGTTTATTTATATCCGGGCAGATACCACATGAATGATCCTAAATTAGACCGATTGCTTGAACTGTTAGAGCGGCAGATAGAAGGCGGTGGCAATCCATCAGCTGGTATCAGCGGCGATCGTCCGGACAACAAAACCTACACCCAGCGTGTGAACGAACTGATCAAGAGCAGCAAGGAAGCTGCCAACACGTTCAATCGACTGAACTCTGGTCTGCGCCTGACCAGTCGTGCGCAATTTGAACATCGAATGGCCAGCCAAGAAGCTGGAGAAGAACTCTACAGACTACAGCGAGTGCTGCGAGATCATCGTCGCGGTACCAAACTGCTCACAGACGAACAGTACAAAGAAGTAGAAGCCAGACGCAAAGAACTAGAAAGCACCCAGAGACAGACTCGGGCCGGCGACATGTTTGCTGGCAGCCTGCTCAAGTGGGGCGGCTTCCTGATCAACTATTTCAGCGCGGTACAAACAGCCACGGTGCAAGGCATCACCAATGTGATGAGCACCATACAGGCTGGTGGCAGCGGATTTGCCATAGCCAATGCACAGATGGCCATGGAACTGGACATCGCCAATGTGCATACCCAGCAATTGGCCACAGCCATTCAGATGGCTGGTGCGTCAATGATGCTGTTGCCTGGTATAGGCACCAAGATAGCAGGAGCAGGAGTAGGTTTACTGGGCATGCAAAAAGCAGCTGAGTCTCAGCTGAGGACCATGGCTCAGAAGGCCTACAACCAAATACTCATGACCGGCGGCGAGCAGGTGCTCAAGGCCTACAAAGATCTTACCAAAGCAGGTGTGATCGTGGCCGGTGGTGCTGATGCCATGAATCAAGCCTTGAGGGGACGGGGCGGTAAACTGGTAGTCACTTTTGATGAGCTGTCTCGCATGGCGGCACAGAATACCGAAGAACTGGCTCGCAGCCGACTGGGAGTAGGCGAAGCTACACTCATGATGGGGCGCATAGCCAAGGTGATCAGAGAGCAGAAGATCGAACGCGGATTATTGGCCATTGGTATAGGTCTAGAAGACTTTGGTGGCATAGTGGCTTCTACCATGGCAGACATGCGAGCCAACAATCCGACTCGTGTGCTCAAAGACACAGAAGTCATGGCCAAGTCCTTGGAGTACGCCAAGACCTTAAGTCTGCTCAGCCAGCTGACAGGAAAGAGTGTCAAGGAACTGAAAGATCGAGGCAAAGAAGCTGAAGCAGAACTGGCATATCAGGCCTTTATCGCACAGCTGAAGAATCCTGAACTCAAACAGGCATTTGATAAATTGCCTCCTATGATCAGGCAAAGTGCTGTGGAGTTTGCTAAATTTGGCAATATAAGAAATGACATAGGAAGATTTGCGTCGCAGACAGTGCCAGGCTTTACCAACTACGTACAAGAATTGGCCACAGGATTGAAGAGCAATCGCATGACACCCGACATGCTAATAGATATCAACAAAAAATATTCTAAAGTATTGAATGATGGAATATTAGAAAATCAAACTCTGTCCACTCTAGCAGCAGCCGGTAACAGCAAATATGCCAACATCTTATCGGAACTGAGCAAGATAGCCATTGAATATCAAGGCTTTGCTGGCGACATAGCAGGCATGCGAAAAAAGACAGAAGAGGAAATGAGACAGGCCACAGAAGGGCCTAAGCCTGGTCAACAGCCTACCATGAGCCAGACGCTGACCGACATTGAAAATGCCGGCAAGACTCTGGTAGCCAATTTCCAAGGTGAGATCATCGACCGCATACCCATGATTGGTCAGATGATCAAAAATGCGCTGGAAAGGGCCAATAGAATAGTCTCTCAAGGACCAGAGGCCATATTGCAAGCTGGGCAGATGCCCAACCTCAATGGTCTGTTCATGGCCATGATCGCGGCAGGTCTTGTTGGACAGATTCTGTTCATGGCCGGCAGATATGTGGCAACAAGAATAGGTGGACTGTTTGGAGGCAAACCCGGAACACCTACTACAACAACAGAGACAGGCACTCGCACAGGTGCTGTTACTGAAACCAAAACTGCTGTGGCAGAACCAACTGGTGCAAAAACATCCAGTATCATTGATCCCAAAACTGGAAAACCTTTTGTAATTGAAGCAAAAGGCCCAACAGCAGCAGAAATAGCAGCATCAGAAAAAGCCGCCGCACAAGCAGCCAAGAATGCCAATATACTGGAAACCACTGCCAAGGCTACCAAACTGGTCAAGGGAGTAGCAGTAGCAGGAACTGTTGTGGCAGTGGGCGAAGGTGTGGTAAGAGGTGTCGAAGCAGAAAGAAAATACGAGCGTGGTGAAATAACCAGACAAGAAGCTTATGCTCAACAAACTGGCATAGCCACAGACGTAGCAGGAGGTCTTGCTTCTGCCTATGCAGGCGGCAAGGTTGGCGCAGTGATAGGCGGCATCATTGGTGCCTGGTTTGGCGGAGTTGGTGCTGCGCCTGGTGCACTCATTGGTGGCATCTTGGGCAGCATAGGCGGTGCACTCACCTACTACCTAACTCCACTTTCAACCTGGACTAAAAAAGTAGGAGAAGGTTTTTCTCGTTGGTGGCAGAGTTGGAGCTTCAAGGGCATATGGGATACCATTGGCTCAAGCCTTGAGTCTAGCATGACCACAGTGAGCAGCTGGGCCAAGAGCTCGCTTGCCACGGTGAAAGGGTGGTTCAGCAGTGATAACACACCTAGGCCGGCAGCTGGTAGCGCACAGACAGGTACCGCGGTGCCTACAACGGCAACAGCCAATCTACCTTCTGGCCTCAAGGTATTGTCAAATGGTGGACTGGCGGTGTCGTTAGTAAAAGATGGTAATGCCATAGATCTCACACAGAATGCTAAAACTGTTTTAACTGAAGCATTTGGTGCAGCCTTGCGTTCAGCACAAGGTGGTCCAACGCCGGCTGCACGTACCAGTCCCAGCGTGTCGGGCCTGTACGATCCTGTGACCAAGAAAGGTCGCATGTTTGGAGAAACTGATTTCCAGGAAGTGGGCAAATACGATCCAGTGGTCTATGCGCTAGGCAAACTGACCAAAATACAGGCCGAACATGTGGAGCTCAGCAGAGAAATGGCTGTGGCCATGAAACTGAACGTGAGACAGACCACCGAATCCGGACGATACTTACGAAGTATGAACCGTGCGTTCCAGTGATATAAATACACCACACGGATCATACAATGTCTTGGAAAAAATATTTTAAGAGCAGCAACATTCCTCAGAATCTAGGTGGGGCTGTGAGTCCTTTCACCTTCGGCCAGTCTGGAGACAATCTCATGCCGGCCGGCTATAGAAACTGGCAAAGCAACTTGCCCGAAGTGTACATCGGACATCCAAATCGGGTGGAACGATACAATCAGTACGAACAGATGGACATGGATTCGGAAGTGAATGCCGCTCTAGACATCCTGGCAGAATTCAGCACACAAGACAACGAAGAAAATGGATCCGCGTTTTGGTTGGATTTCAAAGAACAGCCAACAGAAAACGAAGTGAAGATCATCAAAGAGCAGTTGCAGCAGTGGATCAGCCTCAATCAGCTGAATCTGAGAATTTTCAAGATGTTCCGCAGCGTGCTCAAATACGGTGATCAAGTGTTTGTGCGCGACCCAGAAACATTCAAACTGCACTGGGTTGAAATGAGCAAGATCACCAAGATCATCGTGAACGAAGCTGAAGGGAAAGAACCTGAGCAGTACATCTTGAAAGATCTCAATCCCAACTTACAAAATCTCACAGTGACAGCGGTAGCTGCCACGGATACCTATATCAATCATCCACAGGTGGGCGGGCCCAGCGGCAGCTATATACAACCGCAGGTGCCTTACAGCGGAGGCAGTCGTTTTAGCCAGGCACAAAACGAATCTGCTGTGAACGCAGAACACGTTTTACACATCAGTTTAACAGAAGGTCTGGATGTGTATTGGCCATTTGGAAACAGTGTTTTAGAGAACGTTTTCAAGGTTTTCAAACAGAAAGAACTGTTAGAAGACGCTATCATTATCTATCGTGTGCAGCGGGCGCCGGAACGTAGGATCTTCAAGATTGACGTAGGCAACATGCCCAGCCACATGGCCATGGCCTTTGTAGAGCGTATCAAAAACGAAGTACATCAACGCAGGATCCCCACACAGACCGGTGGCGGAACCAATATGATGGATGCCACCTACAATCCCTTGAGCCAAAACGAAGATTTCTTTTTTCCTGTCACAGCCGACGGACGTGGCAGTTCAGTTGAAACTCTAGCAGGTGGACAGAATCTAGGCGAAATCACAGATCTACACTTCTTTACCAACAAGCTGTTCCGTGGCCTGCGTATTCCATCCAGCTACCTGCCTACCGGACTGGACGATGGTGCAGCAGGCAGCTTTACTGACGGTAAAGTAGGTACAGCACTCATACAAGAATGGCGATTTAATCAATATTGCCTGCGACTGCAAAAGACTGTGGCAGAGTATCTAGATAGAGAATTCAAGCTCTACATGAAGTGGCGCGGTATCAGCATTGACGGTCAATTGTTTGATCTCAAGTTCAATCCTCCACAAAACTTTGCCCAGTACAGACAAGCTGATGTGGACATGGCACGTATCAACACATTCACTCAGTTGGAACAATTTCCTTATTTTTCCAAACGGTTCTTGATGACACGATATCTGGGACTGACAGAACAGGAAATGACAGAAAACGAAAAAATGTGGGCCGAAGAACAAGGCGACACAGAAACAGCACCTGCTGAACCTGCCAGCTTACGCAGCGTGGGGGTAACTCCAGGAGGCATACAAGGTGACCTAGATGCTGCCGAAATGCCTGAAGAACCCATGGGAGAACCTGGTGCAGGAGCGGAACCTGGTGCAGGAGCACCGGTGCCTGGCATGACTCCTACAGCACCAACAGCAGCCATCCCGACACCGGTTTAGTGAACATTTGGGTAAATAAGCACTATGCTGGTATACGAATTCTTTGACAAACCCATCCCTGGACGAGAAGATGTCCAGGCTGATCAATCGGTGCTCAAAATTGATGACACCCGTAAAACCCGACTGACTCTAGCTCAGATCAACCGCCTGCGCATGATGAATGATGTGCGCAAACTGGAACATGAACAGCAGCTCAAACGTGTGAGCAAACAATACAAACCTCCAGTTGAACCCGGTGCAATGGGCGCAGGAGCACCTGCTAGCCTATAAAAACTTCCAGAATCTGGAAAAAAACGCACTTAACTGGCTAAATCTTAGCCGTTATCTTAAATAACTTAACATAGTCATATTACTTTAGGAGTTCTTTATATGAACAAGTATGAACAACTTATAGAACACATCATCAATGATGACGAAGCCAAGGCTCGCGCACTGTTTCACGATATCGTGGTACAGCGCAGCCGCGAAATCTACGAATCATTGATGGACGAGAATCCAGCTGTCAGTGACAACCAAGTGGAAGATCTTGCAGCTGAAGTCACAGGCGACGAAGAAGGCATGCACGAAGCAGAAGACGAGCTCGACATGCCCGGCGACGACATGGGTGGCGAACCCGGAGATGATCTTGGTGACATGGATGCCGTTGGCAGCGACAGTGATGCACCTGCTACAAAATCCGATATCATGGATCTTGAAAGCGCCATCGATGAGCTCAAAGCTGAATTTGATCGTTTGATGAACGACGTAGACACCGACGGCGACGGCGACCATGACATGGACGACCACGACGCTGAAACAGGCGATGACGAAGAAGGTGCCGAAGACGAAGAAGACGAAGAAGACGAAGAAGGCGCTGAAGACGAAGAAGACGAAGGTGGCAATCCTTTTGCTGAGTCCAAAACTAAAAAACACAACATGACCGAAGCCGAGCGCATTCGTGAATATGTTGAAAAAGTAGGTGTGGATTGGGACAAAGGCGCTTACAAAGGTCCAAAAGGCGAAAACGTAGGCACCGGAGACAAGAGCGAGCGCCAAGGTGAAAAGAACACCAAAAGCCCAGTAGCAGGTAAAAACGACATGGGCGGCACCACTGCTAACATCGTTAGCGGTAAAGGTGACGACAGCAGCGATCGTGATGGTACCAGCCCTAAAGGAAAAGCAGGTGGTTTCCTAAAAGCTCCTCAGGAAATTGACGTGGCCAAGCGCAATGTCAACAAGCCCGGTGGCAACAAAGGTGCTCAAAACTATTATGATAGCAAGGCTTCTGCCAAGAGTGGAGAACAAGGTGGTACCAACACCCACAGTCCACTGAATGGCGCCCCAGGCCGTGCCAAGTAATTTAGAGAAGTAATATGGCTTTGTATCTTAGAGAAAATCTTACTTTTGACGCAGCCAAGCTGGAGCTCCTCAACGAGGATGCTCCAGATGGTAAAGGTAAGAACCTCTATCTCAAGGGTATATGCATTGAAGGCGGAATCAAAAACGAAAATCAACGCATATACCCTATACATGAGATTGAAAAAGCAGTTGGTCAGATCAACGAACAACTGAAGCAAGGTAAAAGCGTGCTTGGCGAAGTAGATCATCCAGACGATCTAAAAATAAACCTCGACCGTGTGAGCCACATGATTACAGAAATGTACATGGACGGACACGCTGGTATTGGCAAGTTAAAGATTCTACCTACACCCATGGGAGAGCTGGTAAAAGCCATGCTGACCAGTGGTGTAAAGTTAGGAGTGAGCAGTCGTGGTAGCGGAAACGTTAACGAAGGCTCTGGTCAAGTGAGCGATTTTGAAATCATCACTGTGGACATTGTAGCACAACCATCTGCGCCTCACGCATATCCAAAAGCAATTTACGAAGGTCTCATGAACATGCGTCATGGGCATCGTGTGTTGGATATGGCAGGAGATGCAGTGCATGATCAAAAAGTGCAAAAGTACATGAAAGAGGCAGTTGTGCGCCTTATCAACGATTTGAAAATATAGGAGATAGGTAATGTTTGATGCTATCAAACCACTCATGGATGCCGGTATCATCAACGAAGACACACGTCAAGCCATCTCTGAAGCTTGGGAAGCCAAGCTTCATGAGGCACGCGAGGAGATCCGTGCAGAGCTGCGCGAAGAATTTGCACAGCGTTATGAGCATGACAAAGGTGTAATGGTTGATGCCCTGGACAACATGGTTACCCAAGCTCTGTCTGAAGAAATCAAGGAATTCGCTGATGAGAAACGTGCTCTGGCGGAAGACCGTGTGAAGTTTCACACTACCATGGTCGAAAACGCACAGAAGTTTGATCAGTTCATGGTTAGCAAACTGGCCGAGGAACTGAAAGAACTGCGCGATGATCGCAAACACTATCAAGAAAATATCCAAAAACTTGAAAAGTTTGTTATCAGTTCTCTTGCAGAAGAAATCCAAGAATTCGAGCAAGATAAGAGAGCAGTGGTCGAAGCTCGTGTGCGCCTGGTCGCAGAAGCCAAAGAAAAACTGGCTAGCCTGCAGACTCAGTTTGTACAACGCAGCGCCAAGTTGGTCAAGGAAGCTATCGCTAGCAATCTGCAGACTGAAATCACTCAACTCAAAGAAGACATCCAAGTGGCTCGCGAGAACATGTTTGGGCGTCGTTTGTTTGAAGCCTTTGCCAGCGAATTCGCTGTGACTCATCTCAATGAGAACAGAGAAATCGTCAAGCTCAAGCAAGTGATTGCAGCACAGGAAACACAATTGAACGAAGCGCAAGTCCAGGCCGAACAAGCCCAGGCTCTAGCTGAGAGCAAGGAAAAAGAAGTAAGGATCATCAAAGAATCAGCAGAACGCAGAGAAGTTCTAGGCGGACTACTGAAATCTTTGAACAAGGAGAAAGCCGCAGTAATGAGCGAACTTCTTGAAAACGTGCAGACTGCTAAGTTGCAGAATGCATTTGAAAAGTATCTGCCAGCTGTTTTGAACAACAACCCAGTTAAGCCTGCTGCCAAGGTAGCGTTGACTGAAAGTCGTTCAGAAGTCACTGGAGATAAAGCTGCTAAGGTCAGCGCCTCTGATGAAGCCACTAACGTGATTGAAATCAAGCGTTTAGCAGGGCTAAAATAAACCCTAAACAGGAGAAGGAAAAGAAATGACAACCGCACTATTAGAGAGCCGTTGGGGCGAAACAAAAGATGCCCTGTTAGAAGGCCTACAAGGTTCTAAAAGAACCACAATGGGTGTAATCCTTGAGAACACCCGTAAGTACCTGGCAGAAAACGCAACAGCCGGTGCTACTGCAACCAGCAACGTAGCAACACTGAACCGCGTGATTCTTCCAGTGATTCGCCGTGTTATGCCCACTGTTATCGCTAACGAAATCGTTGGTGTGCAGCCCATGACCGGTCCTGTGGCACAGATCCACACTCTGCGTGTTCGTTACGCTGACACAGTTAGCGCAACAACAACCACCGATGGTGCTAACGCAGGTGACGAGGCACTGAGCCCATTCAAGATTGCTACTGCTTACTCTGGTAACAGCGCAACTTCCAAGGCTAGCAACACCGCTACCCTAGAAGGTGTTCCAGGTAACAGAATCAACGTGCAAATCTTGAAACAAGTTGTTGAAGCCAAGACTCGTAAGCTCAGCGCACGTTGGACTTTCGAAGCTGCTCAAGACGCACAAGCCATGCATGGCCTGGACGTTGAAGCAGAAATCATGGCTGCTCTGGCACAAGAAATCACAGTTGAAATCGACCAAGAGATCCTGGCCAGCCTGCGTAGTTTGGCTGCAACCGAGTTTACATATGACCAGTCATCTGTAAGCGGTACAGCTACATTCGTTGGTGATGAGCATGCTGCTCTTGCAGTTCTGATCAACCGTACAGCCAACCTGATTGCTCAGCGTACCCGTCGTGGTGCTGCTAACTGGGCAGTTGTGTCAGCTGAGGCTCTGACAGTGCTACAAAGCGCAACAACTTCGGCTTTCGCTCGTACCACAGAAGGTACTTTCGAAGCACCAACCAATACCAAGTTTGTTG